GAGGGCGCACTCAAGCTAGATAACGTCAATGTTGAGATGTTTAATAACTTCGTAATCAATAATCAAATGGAAGATATTTATGTAACACGTAACCAAGTTGCACCTCATCCATATACTGAGTTAGGTTGGAGAGAATACGGATTAGTAGATCCGGGAACACGTTTAGGGTACCGACAACATGACGATTCACCGTACTATGAACCGAATCCAGCTGCTCCAGATGTTACTAGAACTAATTTAATAGACTGGGAGCAGTACTATTCTGATCTAGAAATATTTGAAGCGCGTGTTCGAGAAGAGTTTGGTGATGACGGTTGGCAACTTTACTTAAATCATCAAGCAGAAAATGATAGTCTTGAATATGTAGTAGATAGAGCTATTGTAGATTTAGCCACTGCTTCAAGAAGAATAGCTCCTATATACTACGAAATATATGCAGATGATCCAGATGCTCTTGATAGTTGGATAGCTGACGAAGAGAAAAACTTCAGAACTCCCACCCCTCAAGATGTGCGAGACTGGTTCTGGGGTAATGAATACGGCCAATTGTGGATGCAATTGAATGAGGTATCCGAACAGGATATTTTAGATAGAGCAAAAGCAAGGCTCGACTTGACAGATGTTAAGAACATCTCTTTGACTGATATACTTACAGGTTCATTGGATAGAAAAGTTTCAATGCTTGATGCAGACTTCAAAGCATCCGGACTTATAAAGGGCAAAGATGAAGTAACAACTGTTGTATCTTTAGAGCAACTTGAGCCAAGACGTATTAGACACTTCCAAAGTCCTAATAGAGAGTGGATTATTTCTACTCCAGCTATGCTGGAAGAGTTTAAAATGGGTCTGACAATTTTCTATGCGAGACAATCGGGTTCATTAAAGAAGTCATTAGACCCTGAGATTCCATCTCACGCAATGTACATCAAATACTTCTTACCAAACTCTGCATTAACAGAAGCGCGTAATATAATTGCACAAACATTAAGAGAAAATGGGGCATTTAATGAGGCAGAAACACTAGAAAAGATGTTCTTAGAAGAAAATAGAAATAAAACAGCTCTGTATAAAGGAGCGTCTTAATGAACACTTATAATCAATTATACGGTAAAACTAAAATAGCCGAACGGGATATTCAAACACTTATACCAGAACAGGCAATCATTCAACCTGAAGATGGAGCAGTAACTAATAGTAAAGATGTGGAAAATATAGGTCGAACCTACCAAATTTATGATGTAGGTAAAGATGTTGTATTATCTTCTGAAGCGAATAATATAAAGGCACATATAGCAAGCAGGTACTATCGTGGTAACACAGAGATGCCAGCTAACTATCTATTTGAAAACTTTGCTAAGAATAACGTATCTGAGACTAAACAAATTGTGGATATGTGGGAAACTATGTGGCCCGAAGTGCGTGACTTCTATCCAGATTTAGTTGACAATCCTAAAGTACAAACAGTTCTACAGTTTACAGATGAGAACGGTAAACAAACAAAAGATACTACTTTATCTACGTATCAGTATATTGACGCGCTTGCTACCATACTTGGAAGAGCAACAGGTATAAAAGATATACGTAGTCAGACCTATGGTGTTAGAAAGTTAGGAATGGTTAAACCGAAATCGGCTAGAAAGTACGTTGACCCACCAATAACAGCATCGAGCAAAAGCACACTACCTAACTGGGGTGATGTATCTCAACATATGAATATGGTCTTTAGAGATAGTACTTTTGAAAAAAATTTAAAAGATTACTTTGCAAACCCAAGCAAAAAATTAACGAACAATCATCAAAGAATGTTACGTGCTATGCACAGGACATACCCAATAGGAATGGGATATACTTTTGATCAGTGGATGCAAGCACTAAAACTGATCTATCAAACAGACGCATATCTTGGTATGACACCGCAACGAAGTTATAGTGGAGCGCGTTCCCCTTACTTCCAGTACCCGTCAAATACACCAAGATTAGCAAGATATAGAGATTAACACTTGTCAAAACTTGACAAAAGTGTTATAATAAATATGAATGGAGGATTAGTATGACTAACGAAACAGAGGATATTAGGGAGCAGTCTGCGGACTCACTTCTAGATAATCCCAATCTGTCATCAGATGACATGCAAGCCAAAATCGAACAACTAGAGGCTGAGAAAAAAGACTTGAACTCAAGAGTCGGTGATATGGCTCGTAAAATGGGGGAACAAGAACGTGACCTTGAAGGTAAGTACCAAGAGTGGTACCAAGGTTTACAAACCTATTATGACGAGCAGCTTAAATCGAAAGATGGAGCTATCACTACTCTCGAACAACGATTGATCGAAGCCGACGACGCAGATGGAGCCAAATTGGTTCTTGAAGAAAGACAGCAACGAGAAGAAGCTGCTAACAAAGCTATGGAAGATAGAAGAGCTAAACAAGCTGCACAGCAGAATGCTATTCAGAATACCATTAGCCAAGTTATGCAAACTTATCCCGATGCAGACCCTTCGCGGTTACTAACAGCTACAACACCTGAAGATGTTTGGCGTATGGCGAGTGATGATCATAAAAAAGCACAAGAGTCTCAGATGGATGAGAAGATGAATGCTTTAAAAGAAGAGTTATTAGCTGCAGTCAATCCAAGTAGAGAAGCTGAAGTACCTGCACAAGAAGAAGCTTCCCGTACACCGGGAACTTCGCGAGGATCTGAAACTGCCTCAACGAGTAGGCGCGATGGCAGCAATGCTGCCCACGCAGGGCTAATTGAGCTGGAGGAAAGATACGAACAGGCCCGAAAGGGAAAGAAACTCGCAATGGCTGTTGCGCTTCAAGGGGAAATAATTTCTTACAAGAGACAACACGGACTCCAATAAAAATAAAATTGGAGGAATACCTAAATGGTAGCAGTAAACAGAGCCGCTGACGGTGCTGCTGGTGGTATGAGGACCATATTTGATGGTGCTTATACTCAGAAGGAAAACGTCTCGGAATTCATTGATGCAATCGACCCTAGGGATATTCCACTACTCTCCATGTTGGGCATGGGATCAGAAGCAGGATCTGCAGTAGCAGGTGCTGATTCACTAGCGTTCCCTTGTATTAACCCAACACACACATGGCAGAGTGATGAATTAATCCCTTCCAAAGCAACACTAGAAGCTGGAGACTCAAGTTCACCATATACAACAGTAGACGTTGGCGTTGTTGCCGTCAACTACTTTAACGTAGGTGATCTTGTTGAGTTGAATGGCACGTATGGTGAAGTAAAAACAATTAGCACTTCAGGCGGTACATTCGTAATTGAAGCTGTTGAAGGTTCAGCTGCACTAGCAGCAAACTCGGCTAATGATGTAGTATATAACCTTGGTTCAATGCGAAACGACGGTGCAGCATTTACGACCACTTACTCATCGACTGACCTAACTTCTGCATCAAACTACACTCAGATTTTCCACGACGCAGTATCAGTTTCTGGTACTTCCGAGGCAACTGAGAAGTTTGGTATAACAAACGAGTTCGACCGAGAATTCGCTAAGAAGTTCCAAGAGGTTGTAATTAAGCTTGAAAGAACCGCTCACTATGGACTTGCAAATGCACTACCTGATGCAGGTGGACCGGGAACTGACAAGACAAACAACCGACGAATGGGTGGTCTATTTTCATTCATCAAAAATGATGCCTCTGCAAACATAACAAATGCTGCCTCAGCTAAATTGACTGAGAAGATTCTTGTTGATACTTTGCAGGACATCTGGGATGATGGTGGAAATCCAGACACTATCCTAGTAAACGCAACACAGAAGCGAGTTCTCTCTTCTTTCGCTAGCCCGTATGTACGGACTGACCGAAATGAGAACGCACTCGGTGTTATCGTTGGTACTTACGAGTCTGAGTTTGGTAACCTAGACATTGTTCTTGACCGGTACGTTAAGCCAGCTGACTTAATTATCGTTCAGAAAGAATACCTAGGTATTGGTGCACTTAAGGGTAACGGCAACGACCGTTCATTCTTCACTACACCAGTTCCAGTTGACGGCGACCGACAGATTGCTACAATCACTGGTGAGTAC